TCTGCTGATGCCTTAATCTCTTCAACTTTTCCCCACCCCATTGAGCTGACATCATGAATCATGACAGTAGAATCAGGATCCATGTAGCGGTGTCCTTCGGCACCAAAACTAAACAATATGGCACCACACGACATAGCTTTGCCTTGGACGATTGTAGCTACTGGCACTTTGGAATGTTTGATGTCCGAGATCATAGACATTAAGCTGTATACTTGTCCGCCATAACTATCGATAATTACAGGAATAACATGTTGACCTGTGTTTTGTGCCTTCATTATTGCGCTTGAAAATGCTTTAGCAGTTGCCTCATCAAATTTATTAACTCTAGCAATTATTGGCTCATTTTTCAACTCTGGCTCTTTTAAAAGTGAGCTATAATATTTCATGACATTCATATATTTTATCCTAGTAATCTAAAATTGTGCCGAACAGAACGAGTGGAAAATCCCCATTGTTCATTGTAATCAAGCCTGCTCATGTATGGTCTATTGACATGAACTTGATCTTTATCTGGCTTTACTCCCCAGCACCTAATTCTAGTTAGTTCGTTATTGGAGTCAATCGCCTCAATAATCCAATAAAGTTTTCCATTCTTTGTTTTCTTTTCAATAACCTTGCGAGGAATAAACCAGCAAATTTGTAACTCTTCATCAAACTCAGAGATTGGTGGAATGTATTTTTCTTTCAGTTTTTCGATAGTTTCAACGGAGATGACCAAGTTGATCGGGAAGACACCAATAAGTTCCGTCTTGAATTGAATAATCTCTTCTTCAGAAAAGTCCCCCTCGGGTGCGAACAAATCAATGTTCTCACTAAACTTCTTCAGATTTTTTGGTCGCTCTACCACACAGGCAGACCAGAAGTGTTTACGGCCAGTGAAACGATCATCAACAATGTTATCAAGGGCACCACCACGACAGAGAGCATCAAGGGCTTTCTTGTTCAGTTTGCTGTAGGATATGTCCTCTCGGAACAAAAGGTCTTCAGCATTCATAAATGGTCGATTCTCAAGAACTTGTTCAATAGCGGCCATGCCTAAGCCTTTGATAGAGGTCAAGGGCTGAATCAGGGTCTTACCATCTTCACTAATCTCCCATACAGTTCCTGACTTGTTAATGTCAAGAGGTGCAATGTCAAACCCATACTTCTTAGCAATGTTGATTGCCTTCTCTTTGCGACTCTCAGGTTCTTTGTCCAAGAAAGCTGCCATCCACTCAGCAGGATAATAATTGAACAACCATGCACACTGGAACGAAATGATGGAGTAGCTTACAGCATGTGACTTGTTGAAGCCATAACCAGAGAAGTATTCAAACTTATCCCACAAAGCTTGTGCTTCGTCGCGGGGAATCTTATTGCTGACACATCCGTTGATAAACTTGTCGTGTAACTTTCCTTTAACGGAGCCCTTACCAGTACCTTTTTTTGTCAGAACCTTACGAAGCATGTTACCCTCATCGAGGGTGAGGCCGCCAAGTTTATGAGCAAGCAGTGCAATCTGCTCTTGGAAAATTAGAAAGCCAAAGGTTTCTTCTGTAATCTCGCGGGCATCTTCGTTTAGATACTGGATATAGTGTGGGCTTTCCTTTGCTTCCACATATTCATCATGTACATTTGCAGCCAGAGGGCCCGGTCGATAAATAGATGTGATAGCTGACACATCAATAATGTTGGTCGGCTTGACTCGTGTGCAGAACTGTTGTGCTCCGTGCTCTGTAAACTGAAAGATACCAGCCCACTTGCCGGCATGAAAAATATTCTTATATACCTTTTCATCATTTAAGTTAATCACATCGGGATGTAAGTTCTTGTCATAGTAGTCTCTAACATCTGTAAATGTTGGGTTCTCAATGCCGTGATGTCGGCGTAGAATATGTTCAATCGCTCCCTCCATCATCTTAAGGGTGGACAAGCCCAACAAGTCGAATTTAATAAAGCCCATGGGTTCCAAATGTCGAACATTCTGTCCTTCAGACCATGGTGCCTGACGGACACCGCCTGAGTTAATAAGCGGCATACTCTTATCAAGATCCTCCGCAATAACAACTCCACCAGCATGCCGAGAACAAGAACGAACTTGGCCGACTAGTCCCTCAACATGAGTCTTGACTGCTGGATATTTATTCAGATAGCTGCGAAGTGTCGGGGAAAACTCAATAACCTCTTCCCATGTTGGATTGTAGACACCGGCACGGATGCCATGTTTCTGCTTGGCTGCTGGTGTTGCCTCTCGAATCATAATCGAGGTTACTGTATTGACTTCAGTGAATTCAATATTGTACAGCTTAGATATATCTTTGATCAAAGACTTTAACTGTAGTGTATTCCAGTTGGAAATAGGTGCAACACAGTCTGCACCCCACATTTCAACAAGCTTTTCTTTCAATGCCATGCTATCGGATACATCATAATCGATATCTGGGTAGTCCTTCGCATCTGAACGAAGAAACCGTGAGAATAGCAATCCATTTTTAATAGGGTCAACCTGAGTGATGTTCAATGCATAGGCAACCAAGGAACCCGCAGCAGATCCCCGGCCGGGGCCCGGAAGCATCATGTCGGTTGCCACATCAACAATCGACTTCATAGTGAGGAAATACTTTGAGAATCCACGGTCATCGATAACATTAAGCTCATGGCGAAGACGGTCTGTATATTCTTTATTGGTGTGAAGACCCTTGTCTTTTAATCCCTCCAATGAATAGTTTACAAGTGCCTGAGTGGCTGTAAAACCTGCAGGAACGACAAACTCTGGCAAACGAACAGTATTATCCGGCAAAAAGGTTTCAATCCGGTCGAATGCAATTCGATAGCTTTCTTCAATACTACCCAACACGAGGTCATCGTCATATTCAAATCCTTGCTCCGCAGAATAATGCTTGTAGCTCTCCCACATCTGGTCACCGTTCTTTGGATAAAGTTCATATCCAATCTCCTCCACACCCTCTGGTAGTTCAGACTCGTCATCAGCCCACGATGGGCGACCTTTTCCAAGCCAACCAAGTCGCTTATAAAGCTCGCGGTCTTTCCAAGCCGTAGGATTTGGATAGTGACTATCTGCGGTCGAGAGCAGAGCAACACCAAACTCTTCAGCAACTTGAATAACATACTGATTTAGTTCATGTTGCTCTTTGATATTGTTCCACTGGATCTCGGCATACCAGCGATCACCGAAAATGTCCACCATGCGACGAGTTGACTCTCGCATGGACTCCAGCACTGCTTCGGAGCCTTCTTCGCGGTTCTCCCAGTAGTTTCCGGCATACACCCCACCAAGACAAGCAGAAGAAGCAATAATACCTTCGTTATACTTCTCAAGAAGTGCATAGTCGATACGAGGATAGCGATAGAAGTTCTCCGGCTGATATGACTCAGATACCAACTTAAATAGGTTGTTCAACCCAGTTTGATTCTGTGCCAACAGTACAAGGTGCCTGCGGCGACGGAGAATATCTTGAACCTGCTTACTGTTGCCTTCATCCTCTACAGTAGCACCTGACTGTGCATCCTTCTTGATTGAGCGGGCCCGCTTCTTGTCAGCCATTGCCTGCTCGTAAGCATCTCGCCAGTCTGCGATAGATGGGGTGAAGTAAGCCTCGCACCCAAAGATAGGCTTGAACTCCTTGCCAGCCTCTTGCATTTTCTTGGCATGGAGCACTTGATATGCCAGCCCATTCATATTGCCATGGTCAGTTAGTGCCAGTGCCTCGCAACCATTCTCATAAGCAAAATCCATGTGTGCTTGTGGATAGCCGATTGCATCAAAGATTGAGCCCGCAACACTGTGTGCATGCAGGCCAACAAATTTAATATCAGATTTAGTTCGTTTAGTCATGTATACCCTCTCTCAGTCGTAAAATATAACTAGTTGCAGCCTGTCATGCAAGCTAACTTTACATGTTTTTAATAAAATTGTGCATCGCTACCAGATCACCATCAACAAACACATCTGGACAGTGCTTTTTTAAATCATTAAGTGATGCATTAAATTGTGGACTGTGATAAGATGCACCAGACTTCTTACCAGAGCCTTTCATTTGCAGTGTTAATGGCCCAATAGCCCAAACAGTTTGTGAGTCTCTAATAACCCAGTCAAATTTCATGACTTTATTTTTTAACTCTGACATCTTACAGACAGAAAGGTGAGAAGTTGTTCCCTTACCACCCTTTGTTGAATCACACCAAAGCATATACTCAGCATGATTTAACTTATTTTTGCAAAAGCCTTTTGAGAATGACAAGTCAAACAACTCAGACTTTATAAATGGGTTATTAATGTATTGCCTGAAAGCGACTTGATAAACTTCGGGGATTGAGCTATGCTTAAGTCGCATGCGACGGACTTCATCTTTGTATTCTAATCCACCGGGCTCAACTCCCATTTTTTTGCAAACCTCAAATAATTCTTCCTGACTCTGCTGACCAAGCCAGAGTTCAAGATAATTTTTAACCTCTTGGGGCATTGTCAATACACTTTCAAGTGCAGCAATGAGTTTGTCTTTTGACGGAATAAATACTTGAATCGAGCTACTGCTTTTCTGTGGATTTTTTATACTTATGCCTTTGGTTTTAGCATCAACTAACATTCCGTCAGCTTTTGTAGTCGTCTTTTTACCAAAAATATCATCACATTTTTTAGCATCTATGACCGGCATGTAAGTTGAATTTTTGACCATTGAATTTAGTGACTCAAGTAGTAACTCTTCGTAAGCCAGACCTTCAGACCTTGATGTGTTCCCGTAGTTATCGCTCATTTGTAATCTCTTTAACAATACTGAGTGCCATTAGCGGAGGAAAACATTCTCCGATAACATGCCGTAAAAAGTTC